GTTACTGGAGTATGTAGCACTCTTGTTTGGTCGATACCAAATGATTCAAAGTATGATTGAGGTGTACCAAACTCTGAATCATAAAACAATAGTACAGAGTCTGCATACTTATCCATGTAAGACTTAGCCATCAATAATGAGAATGCTGTCTTAAAGTGTTTAGATGGACCTGCCCACATCGTTAGACCCGGAGTCAAGCCTCCGTCAAGTTTACCACTCAGTGCAATATTGATTGCTGGAATGGATGTAGGTATCATATCCTTCTTTGTAAAGAACTTAGACTTGGATAATATCTCCGAGTCCTTGATCGTTGAGTTACTTCTAATCTTATCTAATAGTCCCATGATTTTCCTTTATTTTGTTCTTCTTGCGATTTCACGTATGATCTTACTTTTTTCTTTCTTTACTTGAGTCTTCTCAATTAATGCATTGAGTTGTGTTACATTAAGAGTCCTAAGTCGTGGCTTGCCACTCTTATATGTCATTGGATTGTTGCGTCTTTTAGATGGATGGATTCTTGCTCCAGGTTGGGCCATTATATTCTCCTATTTTTTGAATGTGGTACATCAAATACAAAAGTAACTCTAACTTCATTACCAAGAACTTCTGTACCATGCATAAGTTTGTTATTAAACCATAAAAGAGTTCCAGGTTCTACATCATATGATTCTCCGCCTACAGTATATCTATACTTACCTTTAATGGCTAAATGATACCTATCTCGTGTTTGATAGTATTTTCCTTCATCGATATGCTGACCAACTTCTCCGCCTGGTGCAAGAGATAAGAATCCACATCTATCAAACTTTTTAAAGTTTCTTTTTAAGAAACCAATCATCTCTGTGTGATGCTTGTATGCTGGAGTTTTTACAGTAAGTTCTGAATCTTCAGCATGATCTTCGGCTTTAGCTACAGCTCCCATTACAAGTTGAAGTACACCGACTGGTAAATCAGCATAACCTCTAGATATTAATGATCCAGTATTCTCTACACTTCTTTGACCATCCCAATCTCCTGGATATTGATGAAGTTGTTTTAATATCTTAGAGACATTAATTCCAGTCTTGATGATCTTTATATTATTCATCTATAACAAACACAGCTATACCAGCTTCAGCAAACATTGCTATTGATTTTTTCCATGAATCATTCCAATGTGGTCTAGCTTCTATACATTGTTTTGATACTACGACCTTTTTGATTCCTACTTGAATGATACCTTTTGCACACTCAGAGCATGCAGGTAAACCATGAATGAATATAGTTGCACCATCTAATGATACTCCTGAATACGTAGCATTATAGATGGCATTCATCTCAGCATGGACTATAAGAGATAGTTTTATATCTCTATCATTTAATCTCTTGCTTAAATCAGATATGCCACGAGGGAATCCATTATATCCTTGTGATAAGATTTGGCCCTTAGATCCAACTACCACTGCTCCAACTTGGGTGTTAGGATCTTTTGACCATGTTGCAACTTCTTTAGCGAGTTTAAGGTATCGCTTGTACCATTTATTAATCGCTGCCATCGATGAACTTAAAATGCCTTTCATAAACATGAAGAGATGCTACGTTCCAATAGATATCACCTATCTTAAGATCTAATAAGTGTTTATATCCGCTTCTTAAGTATTCCCATACTTCAAGTAATACATGCTTTTGCCATGCATAATCATTCTTATAACCAAACACTGCATCGTTTGATCTCATGTTAACCATAGCATGCAGTTTGCAGTCTCTAATTAAATATTGGACTGTGTTAGTGCACATGAAGTCAGACATACCATCAGTATTATAATCATCGTGCATAGTTGGTCTTGTATAGATCATAGTAGCTCTACGAGAACCTGGATTACGAGCTAGCTCATCTACAACTTTTATAAACTGTGAACCATTCTCTTTAGAATATATACACCAACCATAGTTTGAATTGATACGACCAGATGTAGATGCGACCATCTTCCAAATCTCTGGTGGTCCGCCTGGGATGTCATTAACGTTTAACGACATAGACTTATACCAAGCTAATTCTCTTTTAACATAGTCTTCATTGACTGTACCAAAGATTGCTGGTTGATTAGCGAAGAATGCAGCATTTATGATCTCAACTGTCTTGACACCAGTCTTGTCATAAACGAATTCTTCCATCTTTAATTTTTCTTTAAAGATGTTTCTGATATTACTTACACCATATACTGTACTCATTTTGTCACCTTCTTATTGAAGATATCACGGTCTTTAGTTTGGCCAGGAACTTGATGTCTAAGGTATGCGACCACAAAGGATGCATAGTTAATCATGTCAATAGCAGAGTCTTCGACAGATTCATAATTTGGTTGACCACCAGCTTCTTGTGCTTCAAGCACTGAAACCATTCTTAGGTATTTTGCTTTGATGATATCAAGGATTGTCCATACACCATGCTCATAGTAGTCGGCTTGTTGTACCCGACTTGCAGCATTGTTATAGTCATTGCCTTTCTTTTCTTGGATATCGGCAGCTTCTAATAAGATATTTGCCGAAGGTCTTGAATATTGCTTTGTCATAATATAACTCCCATGTTATAATAGTATAATACCACGTATCGTATATAAAGTAAAATTATTTTTACGGATTGTATGTATTTAATTCCTGTAGTTGTTTAGCTTTTAACTTAGTAATTAATGTAAAGTTTTCAGGATCAGATGGTATAATATATTGGTTACCCACTACACTATATGATCTATGATTCTTTACTAATAGCATCCTACCTTCAAACTCTTTATCGTGGTATGAAGGAGGTGTCCTGACTACTAATATTAACCAATCAGCTGCTTTTATTGCGTCTAAAGTATCACCGCGTTTACCTAGTGTTAGACCAAAATAGTTCTTAGTAACATAACGAGATACAGTCTTAACTTGTGTTTTCTTAGAATCACCTGACTGTGGATCTATGATAAGCATATCCCATGAACCCATTCTTTTAGGATTTTTTAAAGTTAAGAACCCAATAGATTCAAAGTATTGTATGACAAGCATCTCACCATGCTCGCCCTGACGAAGCTTATCATTGTCACACCATATTGGAAATTCCATGTTAGTCATAAATCTTTTCAAATATACCTACATTATCTTTATGAGTAGGTGCAGTCCATCCTTCAGGTTTAATTAGATCAGGCAAACCAAGAGGGTTTGGTCTTGATTCTTTGATACCGATTTCCTTAGTAATATTTGCTCTATAGACTCGGTCCCATGCCATGTATGCTTCAACACCAAATAGATCTAATGTGCCGATAGCAAACACGGTTAGGTCGATCAATGCATCGACTGCATCATCACCATTTCTTGCTGCCTTAAGTTCATCAAGTTCTTCTTGTAAACATTTGATACGAAACTCAAGGAACTCTGCTAACTTATTAGCATCCATCTTAGATACGGCTTTGTGTACACCAAACTTATGATGCATCTCGTTCATATCTTTATTCCAATCTCTACTCATACTAACTCCTTCATTAAATAATCTGTTATAATTTTTGTCCATTTATCTTTGTCTTCATCATGATACTCTATTCTAAACTTATAATTTATAGGTTTCTCAAATATCTTATCAGTGTCAGGATACCTAGATACAAATATAGTATCCATCCATATGACAACATCTGCATTAAATATCTCACGTGTCTCTTCAAATGGACATATAAAATCTACGATGGCAAAATCATCATCTACTTGATTTGCATAAGATGTTAATCTTTTAGCTTGATTAATCCTACCTTCTCTAGTAAAATCAAAGTCATTATGTAAGTTTCTTATAGTATCTGCATTAATCCTAGTTACAGTTTTACCATAACTTTGTAAGATTTTTGCTAATGAATCTGCCATCATTGTTTTACCAGATTCAGATAGTCCCATCACCAATACTTTTACCATAGATCTTTAAATTCATCATCAAGATACTTACATTGATCTTGGGTTTCTTTAGTTAACTTAACTGTGAGGTTTCTTTTGTTTATAGAAGGTCGTACATCATGCATACCTCTTAAATTATATATCTCATCATTCTCATGATGCTTGTTAATAATACCTTTTAATTTATGCTCAAACTTTTCCCATCCACAATGATCATATATCTTATCGAGTGCATTTTGTGTATCATTGACTAACTCATCATACGTGATGAATATAAACATATTGTTTTCATTATTCTCACGAGCCCATCTAACTCCATTAAGAGATCGCATGATAGGTTCAGATCCTGGATTCAATAACCCATCTTCTAAGTTACCTAACCATTTATTTTCTTTTCTTAAGTTAACGAATGATTGTACTATCTCATGTATTGGTCTTATTAATACTATAACCTTAGTATCTTTAGACACGAATCTATTTAATAGATCTACGTTTGCTGGGATCGTCCATGATCTGCATTTATCAATCACTATTGGTTTAGTTGTATCTTTATAATATATCTGTGGTATTTGTGATATTAGATCATATGGTGTTGTAAACCTATATGTAGCATCTAGTTGTTCTTTACATGCTAATTGACATGATTGAGATAAATCCCACATGAGTTGACATACAGCAGAGTTTCCTTCTGCATGGATATCAGGATTTTGATCTAATAACGCTGATAGTAGTGTTGATCCTGATCTTGGTAAACCACTTAATGCTACAAATTGTTTCATATATTATCCAAAAAATAATTCAAGCGATGCTTTCTCTTCAGCATGCCAACCTAGAGGTTCAATAACTATTTGTAAGGCATCTAGGAATACCTTTTCAAACTGTAGATCATAATTTATGTATTCATCCAATCCAAATTCTTTTGGTAACACATTATTGAATGCGATGACGTTCTCGTTTATAGGGTTTGGTGTCTTAAGATACACGAACTTAATCTTATTGCCATTAGTGATAGGTTCATATTTACGTGTGAGACCTTTCATCTTTAGGTAATGATTAAACAATAATGCACCTCTAACTTGAATCGGTGTGCCCTTCTTATAGATCGGAGTACCGCTGTATTCTTTTAAGGAAGAAACCGATCTAGGAAATGCGACATCAGCAACAGAGAGTGTCTCGAACTTTTTCTTGAATTCACGGACGAATGTCTGAAGCGATGCTTGATCCTGATGCAAGATGACCTCCAATGCATCCTTGAGTTTCGTGCGGACAACTGCAGGTGTCGACGATTTGACCATTTCAAGGCCCATAACTTTAATCTTAGGTTTCGCATATTGCACTCCTTCGGAATTATGTACGTTTAGCACATATCGTTTCTTGGCAACCCATATCGCTTTGTCTGCCAACACTTCGCGTTTCATCTGCATCTTCTGTGCATATGCATTCATGTATTCTGCAAGTTCTTGGTATCCACCATCGATGAATGGTTGCATGACCTGTTCACATGTCTTATCCATGAACTTAATCTTTTCTTCAGTGCTTTTACCTGCACATACCTTCTCAACGAGGTCTTCAAGCGTCAAATAGATTGAGTCGGTATCGATAGCGATGACATAGTCTTTGTCTTCAGTCTTCAGGGTCTTGTTCATGAAGTCATTAAGCTTGTTAGCCATCCATCGAATAGACAACTGACCAGATAAGGTGATACCTTCTGCGATACGTAGATCATAGTATCTAAAGTACTTATTACCAATAGCACCGTAAGCTGAGTTCAGTGCAATCTTCATGGCCATCTGTAAGTTCTTGAGGCGAGAGATGTCTTTGACCAGCTGTGGATCTTTGTTATGTTCGTATTCTTGTTCGGCCTTTAACATCTGCTTCTTAAACTTAGAACGATTGTTATACATCTCTTCCATCAATGCAGGTAGGAAGCCACGCTTTTCTTTAGTAAAACACCAACCATTACCAGATGTTGATAGGCCTACGGGTACATTCATAGGAGTTTTAGTTAATAGTTTATCCACGTTTGTATCGATACGAGTATCAGTCAATGTTTCAGGTGACATGTTATACTGCATGATAAGGTGTGGATATAGAGAGTTAAGATCGAACGATGCAACCCACTTATGAGGACCGGTTATTGGATCCTTGACGTATGCGCCTTCGAATACCTCTGACTTACCGTTCTCTTCTTTAAGAGGGATGGTGATCTTACGTTCATACAGATAATTAAATATGATGCAGTCCCACATCCTAACAGGAGAGAATACATCTTCATAGTTTACTTTAGAGCTATAAGCTAGAGTGTAGACAAGTTCGATAAGCTTCATCTTATCTTCTAACATGTCAACGAGTTCGGTATCATGGATGTTATAGTCTACGAACGTCTTCCAATGGTTTGTGTAGAAGTCTTTGAAGTTATCCTCAGGATTCTCAAGCTTCTTCTTATTGAGTTCGACACTTGCGATATAGTTTAATGCATAAGACTCTTGATTAGTATAGGTAAACTTCTTGTAAAGGTCCATGTAATCTAAGACTGAGATGCCAACGAATGAATATGATTGGATAGTTGTACCACCACCGACATAGGCTTTCTTATCGTTAACGATACCCCACGGCGACATACGTTTGACATACTCGTCACCTAATACAAGACGGATTCGATTGACAAGATATGGTATATCAAAGCCGTTGATGTTCCAACCTGTGACGACATCAGGATAGTTATTAGACCAAAACACGACGAAGGTTTTAAGTAGGTTAGACTCATCAGTGCACTGCATGTACTTGACATCTTTACGATCAGTCATATATGGCCGAGAGCCAAACGTTACGATCTGCTTGTGATGGTTATCCTTGATAGTGATGAGCAACACTTCTTCGTTTGCTTCTTGGATATTTGGGAATCCATTCTCAGTGGCAGTCTCGATGTCGATTGAGAATAGCTTGATAAGATCCTTATCCCAATTTATAGTCTTAGGATATGTCTCTGTGATGTATTGATATTGGAATTGCGTCTGACCATAGAAAGTAAAGCCTTCTACGTCTTTATAACGTTCGACATACTCCATACCTTCTTTGATTGATTCAAACTTGGTTGGAGATACGGGTTTACCTTCTAATGTATGCCAATCAGAATTATCTTTAGCTGGTACAAATAATGTAGGACGATACGTCACCTTACTCTTGAATGCTTGACCATTATTGACATAACGGAGCAACAGAGAATTGCCGTACTTGACTACGTTCGTATAGAATCTACTCATAATATAATTATACCACCAAAGCTATTTAAAGTACATTTATTCCTTAGCGGGATAGAAGTTTGTAGCTGGGAATGTAGAAGTGTCTCCATCAATCCACTGGATCTTGATATTACCTTTAGTTGTTGGATCATTTGTCCAGCAGCCTTTAAGGTAATGTTTATCGATCCTTTGTGCTGCAGCTCGTTTACCTCCATATTGTTTAGGACACTCAACGTTTGATAAAACGATACGCACGTTCTCGTTGTATTGATAGACCAAATATTCATCAGGAGCCTCAGCTGCATATACAACTAAGGGTAATAGTAAAAGCGTCAGATATTTCATGATCGCTCCTTGTTAAGGTAGGTCTTATATTTATGTTACCAGTGCCTCAATATACTAGCTATAATGAATATACATGTAACTAAGTTTATAGCTGCAAGCACAGTCCTAAATATTGCTACGTCATCGGCTTCTGCAGAGTTGTCGGATGCTTTCTCACCTAACGCTTTTGCCCATAATCTCCAAAGAGTAACACGCTTTGACTTATCAAGAAACTCATGTTCTAATATCATTTATATACCACGCTTTATTTGTTTTAATTTAGTCTTCATAGATCTCCAAAAAGATCCTGTATTATAGACTCTGATTTTATAATTTGCACCAACTATGAGTGTCTTGCCTGATAACCACCAACGTATTGAAGATACTTTGCTACTAAGTTTTCTTATCATACTAGCTCCTGTCATAAATGTATACGTCTAACTTAGTGGCATTACCAATACCACCCACGATGTTACCTGCCCAATCATAACCTCGTGTACCAAATTTACCAGTCCAGAAGTTACCGATGATTTTTTTTACTATTGGTTTACGACCACGAAGTACTACACGTTGCTTACGAGTCGCTACACGATTCATGACACGAACCGCATCTTTGATTGATGACAACTTCTCCATATCAACTACTGAAGAAGCATCTAAAGTGATTACATAGCTGCTTGATTTTCTCATTGTTTATTTTCCTCGATTTGATTAAGGATATCACGTAATTCTACTGCAATATCGGCGTATGCTGCTGAATCTACTTTAAGTTTGATAAGTGTCTGAAGTATCTCAGTTTGTTTTTTTGTGAGTACGATCATTATCATTATCTCACCACCTGTGCACAACCAGCTGGGATTCTACGATTGATCCTACGGATTTTTTCCATAGTTTCAGTTAGAACCTTTTCAAGGTTTGTAGGATCTGGAACTACTGCGATAGCTTTTTCTACATCCATTGCAAAGATTACAAGTTCGGTCCTACGATTGAATTTTGCTGCATGTTCTGCTGGTACTAAGTACTTTTCGCCGAACTGACTTACTATCACCTTTTCCATAATCATCTCCTTATTAATATAAGATAATTATACCAATAAAGCAAATTAATGTACACATTTATTTTAGCTATATAGATCAATAACTTGCATAATTATAAGTCTTTGATTACATTGGACTTTAGTTTGGGCATGCCCGGGAGCGCCCAGGACATAGGTTACTATATCATAGCATAGACATTATTAAGTCTATTTTGTTTCTTCCAGATCGTCAGGGGTTTATCATTACGGCCATAATAGTCATACTGACCTACCATCTTAAAGCTCTTTGACACCTCATCTACTATATCAATACCATCGTCCTTCCAAATGACATGATTATTCTTATCCACGTCTGATGGGACATACCTATTTGATTCATTGACAAGCACAAAGGTACCACCCTCTGCAAGTAATTCCTTTATGAATTTAATGTCTTCGATAGGGTGTTCTGAGTGTTGTAGTACGAGTGATGCTATGATAAGATCAAACTTAGGTTTGTCTTCTGTTGGTGTGTTCTTTTCATATAAACCTGGCATGAAGTCTTTACTGTTGACATACTCCACTGCAGCATTAAGCATCGGCTCTGAGATGTCTACACCTATGACCTTACAACCTATATCTTCGATGAGAACCTTAGCCACGCGACCGACACCACATCCAAAGTCTAGGACGTTTGTGGTCGGATCTATGTATTTGTTTTCTTTTAGGAAGTCGACAAGGAACTTAGTCTCATCATTAAACTTATTTGGTTTACTCGGGTCTGGTGTCAAGCAAATGTCTTTTGCGTGTTCTACAGAGTTAGGATAGAACGTTTCTTTAATATAGGCCATGATATAAAGCTTTCAGTTATGCGCAGTCTGAGAGGGATTCCATCCAGCGCTTGTTATCAAATTTTGGTTCAATTTTTTCAGGTGTAACTTGTTTTGCTTCGAATACTGTTGTGATCTTTTCATCGACGACGATCACTTCGTCTTTTTGTTTAAATTCCATTGTTTTACCTTTTGGGTTCGTTAATTAGGCTTTTGGCCTTGTTTATTTATATGCTTATATATCTTGAGCTGCCATGCAAAACGTTTTGGTTCACGATCAGGGTTAGCCAATCGTTCTCCAAATAATTCATAGAGTTGACTCCACATCTCTTCTAATCTACGTTCTTCCACCAATATGCCTGTCCTCTACGCTTATAAAAATTATCATAAACTCTTTTGTTCTTATCAGACACACGCATCTTAACATAACGCCTAAAGAGCTTACTGATTGGCCACTTAGAATTGCATTTATAGACTATCACGAACTTCTCTCCTGCACTGTGTAGTTATATTATATAGACCTTGTTTTCCAAAGTCAATTTGTTTCTGATGAGATGCTGCAGTACACTCTTCAAATGTCTGATACGTCTCTCTACCAATCTCTACAGGTACATGAGATTGTAATATACTTATGATGAGTATGTATTCAATCAATGTATCACAGGTAGATGTAGCTCAGCAGATAATTGCCAATCTTCTACCTTGGCTCCTTGAGGAACATCGATGCCTTCGATGATAGCTTTCTTTACGAACTCCATTAGAAGCTTATTATATACTTCGTCAGGTATCTCATTGATGTCTAGTTTGATTATCATACGATCCCCAAGTTATGTAGTAATAAGAATAGTAAGACAAAGAACCCTACCACCCACCAGTTGGTATATTCAGCTGGTTTTTTATGTGATTCAAACTGAGGTTGATATTCGCCCCATCCAATATCTCTAGTACTGTTTGGAAAATGATACTGTCTTGGATCACGATTATAATCATGATATCCACCCCAATTATCTGTACGTCTGTCTTTTTCTGGCATTACATTCTCCTATTGTTTACGTATCTGTAAGATCTGACTCACTGGTATCCAATACTTACTGTCGATCAATGGCGTATATTCATACTCTTCATTTACCCAGAATCCATTAGTAACATGAAATATTCCAGGGATCTCTGTCTCTTTGATAAAGTTTAGTTCAGCGTCTTGAAACCTATAAACACAGATAAGCACTAGCCTCTCCTCATCTTACTAATATCGATGGCATCTTCAGCTGTGAATATAGGTACAGCATTTGATTTATGTAGTTGACCTATGCCGATCATAGCATCACCAGTATATTGCATCACGGCTTTTTTAGCAGTCCCACCTGCTGCAGTATCCAAACTAGGGATGTGGCTAGTGCTACGACTAGGATCCACGATAACACGAGGATGATCGATTGCAGTAATAATGGATGATTTTTGAAACACCTTTTTAGTAGGTTTGACATCGTACTTCTCCAACAGTTTTTGCCATGAAGCCCTTTGCGCGCGTTGTTTGGCGTTTGGCTTTTTAGGCTTGCGTTTAGGTATGTGCGTATGAATAATCATTAAGCCGATTCTTTTTCATTCTTAATTTCACGATATTCTTCAAGTTTGTCATAAACTCGAGTGGCAGAACTTGAATAGATAACCCAATTGCCATACTCTTGGCGATCTGAATCATTGATATATTCAAAGCCACCATAATACTTAACACTACGATCATCGACTTTATTGATGATGATATAGTCATAACCATCAGTGTAAGCGTAGCCAAAAGATCTACGATCCATACCAAAAGCTTCAGGTTCTACTTTAGTATAATCAGAGCCATTGAGCATTATCTCAAAGTCTTGATCAAATTTATTTAATAAGTTATACATATTTGCTCCGTTATCAATTTATATAACCATTATACCAAATTAGCTATTTAATGTACACAGTTAAATAGCTATATTAATCAATAACTTAAGAAAAGAATGATTCTAGGCCCCCTGAGGCAGCCTTGGGAGAGTTCCAATCAGCTCCAGTCCAATGGGGGTATGAGGCCCTGGATAGATGGACAGACTTTGGCTTCTCCATCTTTTCAAAGTCTAGCTCTCCCTTAGAGTTCAATAGACCTGATGTCCATTCAAATACCTCATGATGGTCTTTGATATACTTATTGAATAACTTTCTGCGGCCTTCACGTTCATCCCATGTACCATAGAACGGTAAGCCTTTATAGTAACCCGTCTTTGGTAATACACGAGACTCATTCTCAATAGGTAATAGTTCCCAGATAGTAACATGAGCTCCATATACTTGACTAATGCGGACACATTCTTCTACATACTTCTTAGCTAGATCTAGTGTGTGTTCTTCTGGAAACCTCATGAGATGATGACGTACATCTATATTACCAAAGTATGTCTCTATCTCAGTGTACTCACCTTTAGGTATGAAAGACTCAAAGCCCATCTTAATAGCACCGTGTAGTGTCTTAAATGGTGTAGACACATTCATCCATCCTGGGCGATACATACAGATTGCGTGTGAATCTCCTATAGCAATCTTAGGATACTTCTTAGCTAGGTTTGGATCAAGCGTCTTAGTTTGTTTCTGTATTAATTCAAGGTTACCCCAATTAATCTGTAACCAATCGCGATTTAACTTCTTACCTTCCTTACGCGCCTTGTCTACACGTGGATATAACATACTATGATAGTCAGGCATGTCTATAGCGAGTGACCATACTTCACCATTAAAGTTTGATAGAGCTATGATGTATTCGATATTTGCATAGTTCTCTAATCCACCGAATAGGTTGAGTGATCCACCCCAGTCGTTACCATGATAGAGCGCGACTATATCATACTCGTTGTAGTCGTATAGCTGTTTACCAGTCATGTGTACAGTCACATCGTATCCAGCGTTCCTTAATTGGTCTGCATAGATGATGCCTTGTGAAGCCTTATGTGAGTGGATCTTATTAGAAACCGGCGAGAGTGGCTGTGTGAGTAATACTTTCATCTTTTTTCCATTTACGATATGAATCTGTTTTATCAATAATAGTATAATCGTTTAATACTGGATCTGTCCCTACATTCCACATGAGGATGTTTTTTCCTGTGTTCTTAGGTATATATTTCCAAACTTTAGCGTCATAAGATCTTACTGTTGGAAACGGTGGTAAGTTCTCAAGTTTTTCTGGTGTTGCAAACTCTAATGGTTCTGATATAAACTCTGCACGACCTAACTCGCCTTCCTGCAAGTTGCGAGCTACTGCTACTGAATGGAACTTAGCATTTGGCCATGCGATCTGTAATGCTCGCGATAGCACACCAGTACTTATAGCCACATATACTTCATCTGGTTCAGGGATACGAGATGCCGCATACACGATACCAGCTGTAGCAAGTTCATGCTTCAAACCAAGTGGGATGAACGCATAACCATTTTCCTCTGCATACTTCTTAGCATATAAGTTTAAGTTAGGCATCGCTGCGATACGTTCAAAGTGTACTTCTGCTCCACGTTCGATACAACACGCCTGATGATGTGATATCTGTTTAGATGATGGCATAAACAATACGATCTTCTTACCATGTATCTTTGCTACATCACATAGAGATACCCCAGCAAGTCCGACTCTTGGTTGTACATAAACTAATGTATCGTTTGGGATCTTAGCTGCAAGCAAATCTCCAGCTCTTGTCTTTGTACCAACGATAAGATCATCTCGAACTACTCGTACGCCTTCATGTTCAATAACAACTGGATCTGGGTTGTACGGTGTCCATCCTTCACATAGAGATAGGTAATACTCTTTGGCTTGTGGCCATGTCATCATACCTACTTCTTTGTTTACACCTTCTACGAATGTTCTCATGCAACTCTCAAGCTAAATGTTTCTGGAAATATCCAATTATATGGTATACGTTTAGTCGGTGATTTAACACCATGACTAATAGCGATATGTTTATAGAAGAAGCAAGTCTTGTCTTCGATGTTCAACATCTTTTGTTCTCTCATTGGATTACGTACATCATCTCTTAACTGATGCATCTGTGCAAGCCACAATTCACCATTTTTGTTCTTAGGTATGAACTGTCCATCTGGATCTATCTCATACTGTACTTTACCGTTTAAGTTAACACCAAATATCTGTGCCATCCCATCAAAGTGTCCTGTACCACCAAACAATACTGACTCAGGATCTACGATGTCTGGATATGCCATAGCCATGTATCGTGCAGTGTTCTTGCATGGATATAGAGGACTCCTAAAGTTTTGTTTCTCTTTGAAGTACTTCTCTAATAGCTTTGCATACTCCATCATCGTGAACGGTCGTTCTAATCTATGTCTATGTTTATCAAGAAACTCCCACATGTCTTCAGCAGCTTGTTTAGGACCATCGATCAACCAATCCTTAACTAACGTATTCTTAGGATAATATATCTGGAATAAGTCACTACGGGCATGTCTATTCTCTTTAAAGTGTTCTCTTAGGTTTTCAGGACCTTGATACATCAATCGCGTTAGTGTACCCCAATGTTCGTTACTAAATGAGAAAGTTAGTGTATACCATAGTCTAAGTTTAGGATCTGTAACGTTCTTCATGATATCACAGAACGGATGCTCATGCCAATGAAGTCTGTGTGAGAATATCTGATAGTCCTCAGTCAGCAATTGATCGCGTCTAAGATCAAACTCTTGACAGAACTCAAAGAACTTATCTAATCTTTTTTCAAGTGGCCAATCTTTCATCCACGATTCTGTAGGCTTACCATCTTTTAATAATACTGGAGATGTGCCTTTATAGGTGATGTTCTTATATTCTATATTTTCTATGAATCGAGCTAGAGTGTTTTGCATAGTTCCTTATATTGTTCTACTGTCATGTTGTTTGCTTTAATGATTGCATCATCTGACGGATGAGCTGTCATGTTATTAAATGTATCTATGAGACCAAGTTTGAGCATAGCTTCTTGCCTACCAAACGGATGGTCTTTGATCTTACATGATGACCATACACTATCAAAGTCGAGGTGATTATAGTCTGCCCCAGGTCTAACATAGTTTTCTACCCAACGGATGAAGTCACAACACACGTCTTCTGCATTGTATGGATAAGCTTTTGTATCCTCATAGATCTTCATCATCACTTGATCTAGGAATTCTTCTTGCTTCATCTTAGATGTAGGTTTGGCAAGGTATGATATACACTCTACTGCATTTGTACCGTAGTAGAACGGTGATGTCTTATCTATGTATTGCGGATACCAATCTGCTATGTCTGCTACGACTGCTGCATATTGAAAGTGATACTGTCTAAGATCATTCTTAACGTTCCAATCTAGCATAAATGAACCGATCTCTCTTAATGATCTCTGACCACCTGATTCTAAATATTCTGCAAGATCTCGCGCTAATCGAGGAGCATACTCTGATAGATAATAGTCTCCACCTCGTTTATATCTTGATCCTGTTGGAGGTTTAGGGAATGCAGGGAACTGGTAACCAACAGAAGTATAGAATGAGTATGGATAGTTATTCACCATCTCAACCATATCTTCAATCGTTTTACAGTTATGTAGTGAGAATAATAATGTATTATGATACCCACTAGGTTTTGTACTATAATTAATTGCAGAACCACATACACGATGGAGGATAAAGATATACAGCCATTCGGGTAGTTTAAAGTCATCATGCTTACCTGTCCAGTTATGAGCTATAGTATCGCGTTGATGAGTGATCTTACCAGCTTCCATCTTCTTCCAATACGGATGATTTTCTGTCCAACCATAAAAGCAGTCGTTTACGATCTGCGAGAATCCTGCATACTTGCGTTCGACTACATCATACAGTTCAACATGATGTAATAGATCATCATTCATGTCTGACTCTGCGTGTGATATCATGCCATAAGGAGGTTTAAGAGATACGTTACACTTTTCTTGCTGGTCTTTTGCAAGATTAAAGTATCTTATATACTCATCATAATATTGTGTTAGTTCGAGAGCCATACTAATGCTGCGACCTTTAATTTTTCCATCATAGCTTTCTCATATTTAGGATCATTTAAGTTCCTGTTTCTTGGTGAAGGGTGATCTATACTTACATGGCTTATATCATACTTCTTACATACCTTTGATACAAACCCACCTAATGCAATGATCAATGATTTACCTTCTACAGCTTTACGTAATGCATCCGCATCTACATCATTTATATCATAACTATTGATCTTATTAGGTATGACATTATGGAATGACCATTCATTGATCTCTGCATAGTCTAACCATTTTTGCAGACGTGCAAATGTCCCATTCTTAAACGGTTGTGTTTTAGAGGAGGGACATTGGCCTAATACGATGATGTCATCAGACGGTTTATGGTCTGTGATAAAGTCTGTCACTGATTTCATAATATAATTATATCCCGTATGGGATTAAAAGTACAATTATTGTGCTTTAAATGCGGCGTCGTTTGCACCAGCAATAACGATACCAGAACCAAAGATCCTGTTATATTCGTCTGCTAAGTCTTGTTTGGGGTAACTTGTTGACGCGATCGCTGAGTGATTTAATGAGATAGATCCATCAGCATAAGGCATGAATGGGGCAAAGCCTACTGACATTGCTCCTTCTTTAGCTTGTCTATAGATTAATAAGACTGCATCTTTAATTACCATAGCTCCTTCGCCTGATGAGATACGTGTACACATGATCTCTTCGCTGCTTGTTAATTTGATTAATACTACTTTAGTATCTTCCATCTTGCTCATCCTTTAAAATGATAAATTCAATAAAATTTGCTGCTTCTTCTAAATCGCCAAAGTGTTTTACAAAGAACTTATCCACGTCCATCATATGGTTACCTACAACCATTACAGACATGTGTTTAAGTACTGAAACCTTTAGTTGATAGTTACCTCTCCGTAAGAACGGATAGGATACTAAATCTTTTGTCAATTCGCTTTTCATCATATATTTATAGAAGGGGGAGCTAGGGCTCCCCCATCCGTTTAACTATCTTAAGTATTATCTCTTTCAGCTAATAACTCTCTAACACGTTCGATATTAGCAGCTGGTGGTAAACCATCTGTAATCTCAATTGTACGAGGCTTCTTAGAGTCGGGAATAACATTACAAAGGGCAATGCGTAAGATACCATTTTGAAACTCAGCTGATCCAACTACTTCTACTGTGTCAGCAAGCTTGATAGTCTTAACAAATGATCTTGTACCGATACCCTTATGTAGATACTGTACTGCTTCCTCAGGATTTTTTTGTCCTTTGATCTCAAGTAATGAATCTTTAAGGGTGATAGTTACCTCTTGCTTATTAAAGCCAGCGATTGCCAATTCTACGATGTAGTTGTATTCGTCTACTTTAATAATATTATGAGGTGGGAATGTTGAAGTTGGTGCTTGAGCATTCAATAGAGCATCGAGCTCATTAATAATATTGTCAAAACCAACTGATGATGGCCAAATAGGGCCAAATGAAACGTTTGTTGTTACCATTGTTTTCTCCTTAATTAAGCGAGTTTAATAAAATCCTGCCCCCGAAGGCTGCAGGTTTGGTAAGAATATCCTACCAAATCTTATTTATAATACTTTAGCATCGTCAATCATATCTTGAAGAGCCTGATTGATTGGCTTATATCCATAGTAATTAAGCTTCTCGGCTTTACGATCTAGGAAGTCGCGACGTTTTTCAATGTCTCTTGCTCTGTAGGCAGCTTCAATGATCATCGTATAACGATTACCTTCTCGCATCTTTTCGTGTGCTGCAAGTACTGCTGCGACGTCTATCCTTGGCATTTCAACTTTCTTTTTGGTGTGTTGCATTCCACTGTCCTCCATAATAACGTTCAAGTTTACCTTCATGGTTAAGTCTTTGATCACCGTCTTTAGGTGTGTCATCAAGCTTAATTGACCAATCTATGGCATCAAAGTTCTTATCGAACTGTTTAGATCCACCCTTGGAAATGATGCTATCTCCAGTGATGTCGTTCTTTGCAGCCATTATTTAGGCAACTTATCTTTTTTAGGTCTGCCTTTTGATTCTTTTTTCTTATCGCGATTACCCATAATCTTCTCCTTAATATAATTTTTTAGGTGGTTGAGTAGATGCTACCTTTTTCAACCAACGTTTCTTCGCTTGACTCTTTGCTTTTTTACGAGCTACACATGGCTTTTCATATTCCATGCGTTCTCTAATCTCAATTAAGAGACCAGAATCTTCTACTTTGTTTCTAAATTTACGAAATGCCTTTTCAAATTGGCCTTCTTGTACATCTACAAATAACCCTCTTTTAGAGTCAGTTTGTTTAGGCTTAAACTTTTTATTGTATTCGGCCATTAGTAACAGGTTCTCGTTCTAGTATGATTACCATATTGATCTATATTTTCAACCCAAGCTGTACAATTTTGATATATGGGTGTTGATGGATAAACAGTAGTAGTTACTGGTGAACCATAACGTGGCTGACCTAATTCATAACCGATGACACCGCCAATTAAAAGTGGCATGACATAGTTGTAATTATTATTGTAGTAGCCACCATGACCATAACCTCCATGATAACCGCCATTATAATAACCACCATGACCCCAACCATTATGAGCTAAGGCTGCTGTAGATGCTGTAGCTAATACTAATGCTGCTATAAGTTTTTTCATATTACTTCTCCTATTCTTAGAGATATTATACCACAATAATTAATTAATGTACATAGCCCCAAGTAAATAAAAAAGGGACCCTAGGGCCCCTTCTTTGTACCATAAACAATTACTTGTTCATTACGTACATTGTGACTTCGAAACCGAAACGCATTTCAGTAGCAGCTGGTTTTGTCCACATGTTCATTCTCCTTAAAGGTGTAGGTTATCCTACTTAATTACTTATGTGATACTCTTAAAAGGGGACTAGTTAAAAGTATTAAAATCTAATAGACCAGAATTTATTCTACTGGTGTTTCAGCAGAAGGTTCTACTGCTGCTTCTTCTTTAGCTTTTGCTTCAGCTTCTGCTACAGCTTGTTGTAGTTTTAACTGTGCTTCACCTTGCTGTTGAATCTTATTAATAAGTTGAGCGATCTCATCAAATGGATGTTTACCCAATGATCTTAAGATCAAATTCACTTCTTCTACTTCTAAATTTAATTGTAAAGCCATTATCTACTCCTTAGTTATGTTACGTTTAATCCCACCAATATTATATTTTGGCACTAATTCCCACTCACCCTTCTCTTTAAAGGATACGACCTTTATTTGAGACAAGCTAGCTTTTGGTTCTGCCTTAGCTTTATCAAGGATCTTCAGTAAGCCCCAATCCTGAAGGAGTTCAGCAATAACATTGCGTCTCTCGATGTCAGACATAGAGATATCAGATTCCTTGCCATCTAGGGCAAACAATTCTTTAAAGTGTACGATGAAGTACTTACCTTGTTTGTGTAAAATATGACATGACTGGAATAGCTTCTTATCTTTTCGTGAAGCGATACCGATGCGGGTTAGAGTTTCTCTGACTTTTAGGAAATTATCTGGTTCAATCAAGTCAACTTCTAACATTGCATCTGGTGTCCAATCATAGTACACCATTGCTATAGACATTATAAAATCACTTTCTTTATTGATTACATTATATATTTATAAGACTATTAGTTTCTACCGCCCTTTTCATAAGCCTCTTGGAGCTCTATGAGCTGCTTGGGGCTGAGGATGCTTAAGACTTCATGAGCTCTCTTTTCAGAGTACTTGTAATGCTTCATGATTAGTCTAACCTGTTCAGGCTGAGCATCCTTCTTATGCCACTTTGAAAACCGCTTCTTCTTAGTGATAGAGTTCTTAAGGAACTCAAACTGCCACTGGGTAGGGATCTGGACATGCATGTTCATCTCATTGGCATATAACACTGTGTCTGGAAAGAACGATAGGCCACGATTAATCATGAAAGG